CAGTCAACAACGTTAAACTTTCTCTTCTCCAACTCCTCAATCTCACTTCTGAGCCATTCTGCTCGTTCTGCTTTGATGGTTTCGGAGATTATTTTGGAAACAAGTTCATCCATCTTATATACTTCCCAATCATAAATCCCACACCCGCCGCATACAGTACAGGTTTCATTATCATTTCCAGTTCCACCACCTCCGCACGTGCATACTATTCCTATTGCATTTTTCTTTATGTATTCCCTCGCCTCTCTTTGAAGACGGTCTTGTAAAGTTTCATTCATACCAAACTCACCATATAATCTGCTAATCCTCCAAGCGTACCCACCACCCACCCAATGAATACAAACGATACAAACAGGACACCAAGGAAGATGTATACGCGTATGTTGGAACGGTTGGTGTAGCCTTCTATTTCGTCGTTGAATAGTGTGTTTTTCATATTTCTAAAATGGATTGCAATCTTCTTCTATATCGTGTGTCTGTCGCTCCTCGCTGTACTTCAATGCATCCTCCATGAGCACTTGCATAGAACCTAGGTATGCGCTGTTGGATATGTCTTCTTTGGTATAGCAATAGTCTCTTTCTAAATCCCTACCATCAATCCGTACTCGTACTGATATTTTCATATTACTTATCAATCATTTGTCTAATAAACTCCGCCATGCTTACCCCATTCTTCTGTGCCTTTCTCCTCAATACATCAAGTTGCTTCACTGTAAGACGTATCACAAACATCTTCGGAAACTTTATGTCATGGTATCTTTTTCCAATCATGTACATTCACATTATCTTATAACTACTAAATAGTATATCCCGATATATCTACAAAGACAATACTCACCTGTGCATAACTCTTCTATCTCTTTGAATATATCTCGTTCCCTTTAGTATCTACAACGTATACTCTCTTCCCTGTAGCAAGATACATCTGCAATGCCATATATGTAGCATCAGACTTCCTAATGAAGTAATACAATACTCTATCAGTATTACTCTCTATTACTTTGTAACAATCACCTGTTGCCATACCAATAGTATCTATCACTCATCAACATTCAACAATATGTCTTTTCACATTCATACGGGTAGGTACAGTTTTCCTAAAAGCCATTGTAATAATCGCTGTACGTCTTCTCTTTATCTCTTAATATGTTGAGAGAGAATTATCCTCTGACTGTACAACTTAGTCACTCTCATTTCTGATTTCATTTGTGCTAAGTGCCGAGTGTAATAGCGTTCAAGGAGTACGCTATCAGTGACCTCATACGGTATAGGTCTGGGAATGCTGTCCCAGTCATCATCCTCTGAGTCCTATTATTTAAGTGGCATCCAAGAGTGGCTAATAGGTTCGCCCACCATATCTCTCAGTTTTTTACACAGAAAAACCACTCCGATTAAGAGTGGTTCTCTATTTGAATACTATCAGCGCAAGCGAAGTGGAATGATGTGAAACAACCCAATGCTTGGCTTGCTGTGACAATATTCAATTGTGTGAGTTGTTGTTTCACATGAATATTGTCTAACAATATAGTATTTTTGTACAGTCCCTACCTGTTGATAACTCTATTTTAGACTTCTACAGTCTATACATTCTCTACCAATACCATTTTTTGCTGACTTATTTTGTTTATAAGCAGAGAATGGTTGTATTCTTCCACAATGTGAACAAACTTGTGCGTGTTCTTTTGTTTCTTGACCGATTTGAATATATATCTGTGGGTCTACTTTTACAACTGACCAATCCAATCTTTTTATTGAATACCATCTATCATCAAGAGGAATTCCATCTTTAATAGCATCACATACTAAATCTACAACATTTACTGCATCAGAACGCATATTTTGTTTTTCAACAAAAATGGATACCCATAATTTATTTTGTACTATTTCAACTCCTGCCTTCTTAACAGCATTATTTATGAGTAATGCTATTTGGCTCCTGGCAATACGACTTTCATCCCTTGTATATACCTTATTACCGTTTCTACCAAAAATAGAGTTCTTTGAAATGCAATGAGAGAAAGGATATTTAATTCCAATAGACCATTCTAAATCTACAAATACATCTCCAAAGGATAGTCTATTTACCTTTGAAATTTCTTTACCTTTCTCTACGCATTTTAATCGTTTTCTTTTTTGTCTTCTTGAAGATGTTGCATTTATTATTTCTCTTCTCTCTGGTGCTCTTTTTTTGTATGAACGTGTCTTTACTTCTTTTGTTTTTTTGTCCGCACAGTAATTACAATATCGTTTTTTAATTGTCTTTGCTTTGAAAGCAGAACCACACTCCATACAGAGCATGTCATGTTTAAGTCTTGTGAGTATTTTCATCTGTGCATGATACACCACCATCAAAGTTTGGAGGTCCGTTATACACAGCATACTCTGGTTTTTCCTTCCCTGAGAGGAATAACTCCTTTGGTATATGCCACTCCTGAGGGGCTACAAGCCCCATAGCGGGGTTTTCTACCACTTCCTCGATACTTTGTACCTCTTCAATTTTTTCTTCAAGTTTGACTGTTTTAAGGAACTCTATAAGTCTTGACCTAACTAGAAAGTTATGGTCTTTATCGTAGAGTATCCTACCGATTGCATCGTATTCTTCTTGTGTCATTTCTTTTTTAATTTATACCAGAAATATTCCGAGAAATTGCGTGCCTGTTTGCACTCTTTTACAAAGCCCACCATGTCACTTGTACTCATGTGCTTCAACTTGACTCCTATCTGCACAGGGGTAACAGGTTTGAACTTCGTTCCCTCTCTCTCTTTATTTATGGTGCTGATAATCGTATGCATTAGTTCTGCCCGTTGTGATTGAAACGTGGTCGTTGGCTGTGCTGTCTGTACAAAGTAATCAGATAGTTTTTTCATGTTTCGTAAAGTGTTCTAACTCACAAAACGCTTGCATTCCATCTCCGTGGTCTTCAACGTGTGCCTTACTCATAAAGTCTTTGAAGGGTATAGAGTATACCGACTCATCACTGATGTCTTTTATGCGTATCTCTGTACACTCATCTTTGATTTGCTGTACTACAGCGTACTGTATACCCCATGCATTATATATACGCATAAGGTGTTTCTTTTTGTTTACCAGTTTCCTGAATATGCCATCCCTCATTCTCCCTATTATCTGCCCCTTGGTATTGTGATAGTCCATAATTTTGGATAGCAATATCCCCGTATGATGCTCCATACGGGGACTATCGCTGTGCTTACTGCTAAAATGGCACCTCTCCTTCTTTGAGTTCTTCAACTGCTACTCCAAAACGCTTCTTGTATTCATCCGAGATGATTACTTTGTCTTGCAGAAACTTTGGTAGAGCGTCTATCTCTTCCTTTGTCGCTGTGTTTACATCAAAGATGACTGTCTGATTTACAAGGACAGGGGCTTGCATGTTCTTCATAAGCGGTGATGCTCCTGTAATGTTTGCGTACACGCTCCCCTTTGCTGAGGTCTTGTGTACTACCGTGATGAGACATGCTCTCCCCAAAAGGTCTTCGAGGTCGAATGCTCCCGCTTCCTCATCAGTAAGTTTCGTTCCGATGATACCTTCCACAAATGGTCTGAGGTTACTCTTTACTCCCATTGAAAGGGTAAACTCCTTACTGATGACTAGTGGCTTCATTACTTTATCTTCCGTTCCATCTTCATTCTTATAGGTAAACTCGTGCTCTTCATCCGTTTCAAACGTGAGCGTAATGAGTGTGTCTGGGTACTCTTTCAATACTCCTTGGTATTCCTGGAAACGTGTACCTAAGTTCATAAACTTGTACACGGTTGCTACGTGTGTTCCACTTGATACTACTGGATAGTCCTTCTTCTGTGATACTGGTGCATATGTTGCCATAATATTGTTGCTTAATGTGTTGCTAATTTTTTAGTTCAATACGTCTATCATTCCTGCAATAATTATTGCGGGGATGATGAGTGCAAAGTACCCTGCAAAGAATGCTACTGTCAATCTCCAATAGCATGACCATGCAAATCCAAGGATAGTGACATCTGGGTTCTCTTCAAAGTACTTCTCAACTGTCTTTAGTTTCATCATACTCTTGACCACTCTACGATGATAAGTCCGACCGCCCCTGTGCTTGCGACCAATGATACCATGAGTGGTATTTGTGGCATACCTGCATTGAGCATGTGTGCTACAACACCAAACGATGCTATTGCGACAAGTCCTGTTGCTAATTTAATGTTCATATAATTATATATAGTTACCTCTTTTATAATGTGCTCGACCCGATACATCGAGTATATCACCATTTCTGGCATGTGTATATCGCCACTGTGTATAACAGAAACGACCACCCGTGAAGGTGGTCGCGTCTGTTTAAGAGATAACCAGTCTAGGGTCTAGGTAGACTGATTGCTCCAATATAACACATTTTCTACTCCCAGCAAGACTCGCTTTTGTCCAACAATGTCTAGTTGCTTGACCAGCATTTGATACTGGCAAGCCACGGCTGTGTACCATTTTCTTGATACAGCATGAGCGCGTATGCTTCGTTGTCTTGTTCTTTGCGTAAGTCTAGTTTCAATTCTTTTGCACGTTTTCCATGGAAGTATTCATTTATTTGATACTTCCCTATGTCTACACCGTACTGCGGGTCATTCAATCTCCCCAAAAGGACTTCACCATCGCTACTATATTGCGTTGCACTCCCTTCGATTGCCTTCCCGTCTTTTGTTCGTTTTCCACTCTCACAGTCTGCTATGCGTTTAAGTACCTCTGGCACTTCTACATTCTTGACTGTTTCGATGAGCACCTGTTTCGGTGGCTCTTCTGGCTGTTCTGCTTCTAGTTCATACGCTACCGTGTATGGTACGAGTATGGATATCAGCGTTGCGATAATACCTCCCATAAGAACTCCAAGCACTATGTTTGTATGCATAGTGTCTGTTGTTATTCATAGTAATTTCGACAAGTATCAACTATTTGTTGATACCATATAATTTTAGTCTATTTCTGCGTTGTTGCCATCGTATATTCACCAGTTCACGCATGTACTGTGAGCGTTGTTCTTTTGTGAGTGGCAACTCTTCAAAGTATTTTCGTGTGAGCATTCGTGCGGGATTTATAATTCCATCACAGTGCGGACACTTATACACCTCCTTCTCCTTTTTCTTTTTTCGCATATCTTTTTTCTCTAGTATATACCCGTTGGTATGCATTATACTCATCTCGATTTACTTTCACCCACTTCTTTGTACGCTTCACCATACATGTTTTGCAGTATGGCGAAAGATATATTGCTCCTGTCCCTCTATGATTTTTTCGTTCCGTGTACTCACTGAGGGGCTTCTTTTTTCCACAATCGTTGCACGTTTTCAACTGGTCATCTGTTATATTTTTCATTTATGTCTGCGAGTGTTGTACTGAATAATTTTTCTATCGCTCGTATCTGGTGTGCGGGATATGAATACATCATATCGTCATATCCCTCCCACGCTTGATATAGCGCACGTAGAAACAATTTTGCGTTCGTATCTTCCTCTGGTATACGCCCCGACAATTTTATTATTGTTTCCTGTGCTCTGTTCATACTCCCATGCGCTCAATCGCTTCTATCACCATCTCGACCTTGTCCCAATCTTCTCTCTTTCCAATCCATTCGTACCCTTCAGCATCCTTTCCCGCAAGGGTGAGGTATCTGAGGTGTGCGAGTAATTCGTATGCTTGCATAGTTATTATTTTACTTGATTAAGCATGTTCCTCATCCCTTCTATATACTGCTGTTCACCATATAACTGTCCCAACCGTATCAACTGGTCTGCGTCTACGTTACTTATCCAGTTGTCGAAAAAGTCTGGCATGTCATCATCAAGTACCATTGGATTGAGGTCAAAGCAATACCGTTCTAGGTATTGCTCAAAGGTTTCATTTTTTTCTGTCATAGTATTCGCATAATTATATCGCTCCCATCTTATCGTCACGCTCATAAATATCCTGCTCCTCATCCTCTCTAAAGTTCTCTGCGGTGTACTGTGCTCGCTCGTATGTCGTTGGTTCGTGCTCGTTGTGGTCATATTGCCGACTCGCTCGCGCTTCTCGCTCTGCATTGCGCTCTTCATCGACAATGTGTTGATATGCTTCTTCCCACATATATTTTTTATTATGCTTCTTCTCGTAAAGTCAATTCTCGTACCGCTTCTTCAAAGTCGGATAGAGAAAACACTGTATTGCTTCTGTCCCACTCTTTATATGCTTCTTCGACTATCTCCATAAGTTCTTCATCTGTTTTATCTTCCATATATTTTATTTTTATCATTCAATGTATGAAAGTATAAGGAGGGCAACAAGTACGGCAATAACAGAAAGTACTAATTTTTCCCCTCCACCATACTCTTCATCTTTTGATAATTTGCTTACTTCTTCCACCCACTTCGTATATTCTTCATACTTCATGGTACATCTATTTATGGGTTAAATGGGTCATCGGTGTTTGTCACATCGTACAAAGTCCCAACTTCTACATTTGTTTCTCCTGTTTCTTGATAGTCACCTTTATTCCACTTCTCTTATGCTTTCTCTATTGCGTCCCATATTCTATTCCAGTCACCCAGACACGCTTTCCGTGAAAATAAAAGGGTACCGTCTTCGATATGGTGTACTTGTATTTCACTGTCTTTAAGTGTGACAATGATACCCGCTTCACCACGCTCTTCTTGTGGTATATCGGGCGTTGTGCCACACGGCATACCGCCACCACTTTCACAGTCGTAGCAAGCGTTTCCGTTTGCGTCTTTATTTTTGCATGTCATATATTTTGTTTTCTACACTTTTTAATGCGTTTGCAATATCTTCATCCGTGTATCCCTCTTCATTTTCTGCATACGGGTCTACAAACTCATTCTCGGCATGTGCTTCTTGTGCATTTTGGATGGCTTGCATTAGAACACCGTACTCTAAATCGGTAAGTTGTTTCATTTTATTTTCTTTAATTTTTAATGTAGGTATATAGTGTATTGCGTACCACTCTTTTAAAGTTCTTCGTATGTAACTTGTACGATTGCATTATTGTCAATCGCCTTCCACTCTTTCCCTTTTTCATCTTTGTATATTGTGCCAAGTGGTACTGCACAAAGTGAGTCATGCTTCATAGTACGCTTCGGGTCATTCTTATAGTGCCAATCTGCAATATCACGCGCTTCTGCAAGTACGTGTGTTTTTTCTATGTTCCACTCTTCTTCTATAAATCCCCAACATGAGTCGAGTTGTTCGCCATCACGCTCTACGATATACCCGTATACACTCCCTTCGAGTATCGCGTTCCACGTTTTGAGTAGTCCTAGTGCAAGTTCTCGCGCCTTTTTATGTACCCGCGTCGTCTTCTTTGAAACAAAGACAAGTCCTAGTTGTGAAACGTCCCACTTTCTATCGGGGTATTGCCCTTCATACGATAATGAAAGTGATACACCACTATGGATATACGCTTCCAGTCCAAACACGTGATAATCGTGTAGTATTTCCTTTGCTCGTTCGCACTTGCTTCCGTCATCATACTTCCCTTTGTTCGCTACTGCTCGCACAGTTTCAATATCGAATCCGTCTACGTTCACAGTAAAGTCACGATGAAATGCTACTAAAAACACTTCAGTATCTCCCCAGTCATTTGGTGTTTCACTGTAAAACTCATCGGGTACAATTTTTATTGTGTACCCATTTCTATCTTCTGTATGTATCGCTTCCATATAATTTTTATATTGTATGGTACGCAATACACTATATACCTACTGTATACCCCTCTTTTTTGGTACGGTACCTCGGTCAAAAATTGCTTATAATTATTCCGCGCCTATCTAGTGTGTTATCATCAAACGGTATTACCGTGGTTCGCTCTTCTAGCCATCGCAACGCTTCTGCTTCGTTCTTCTCCTGTATCTCTACAAGGTCATCACCTTCTTCTCCTTCTGTGGGCATATCCTCTGGCTGGTATTGCTCCATCGCATCCCATGCGCTTTTATACTCTGAAAACTCACAACACAATGCAATAGGGTCAAACTCTATTGGTTCTCCTGTATCCTCTTCGTACTGTTCTAGATAATCGAATAGTGCTTTGAGTCCTGCGTATGTGAAGTTATTTTTGTATGTGTCACTCTTCTGAAACCAGTCAGAAAAGGTGTACCAGTTTACTTGCTGTACCATAATCTCTTTATATATTATGGTACCGTACCAAAAAGGAGGGGTATACATTTTTGATATACCGTGTATGTGGCGCACCATGCTCTTGTAATGTTACGCTTTTGATAGTTTTTTGCATATATTTGCTATATGCTTTTGCTCATTTTTTATTGTTTCGGGCAGATAATCACGCTTGTATAGTTGTTCCTGATATATCATCAAAGCACGCTCTATTGTTTCTAGTTCTTGCATTGTCACCTCTACATGATACGTGGGTTCTACTTTCATAGTTTTACTTCATAGTGACTTATAAGTGTATATACAATCAAAAACCACGCTTTTTCAACGTGATTGTAATAGCAATATCCTTTCATACTTATTCGCTATGATACTTGCTACCAAACTCATCTTCAATTGCATTCATCTTACTTACCCATTCATCGTATTTTTCTTGTATTCCTTCATCATCGGTACTCATTTCATCTTCAAAGTCGTCACCCATGAATTGAAACTCAAACGGCTTGTCAATCTCAAATGACGGATACAAGCCAAAGTCGTGCGCATTCATAACCTTTCGCACATTACCACCTATAGATTGCACTTTTTCTTTAAGCCATGCATACGCTTCTTGTGTTTTCACTTCATCATCTGGACAATCAAATGTCGTCCAAGTTCCTAGTTGTGCCATATATCTCTTTTAAAGTTATTGACGCACCACATACACGGTATATCGTTTTCCAAACCCTACGCGAGCAACCAGAGTCCGCATAATGCGGAATAGCCCACGGGGGAGTGTAGTAATATTCAAATGTCAAAATGCTTACAATCCCATGACTTGTACACGTTACGCATTCATCGCACGTACCCCGTGTACCGTCCCTGTATCGTCTGCTACCGTACTATCACTAGTATACACTTGTAGTATAATTATGCAAGCACAATTGTGTATAACTATATACTCACACACAATAATTATACAATGTCAATACCCCTCTGAAACACTCTACAATCCCCGTCACACGTAGCACCGTATACAGTGGTAGGGCAATATGGTACTATACCAAATAACAGCGCACGCACTATTATACAGCGCACCTTAAAAAACGTATATGATAAGCCATAAAAACATAGTACAGGTAAAAAGGAAAGGAAACAGAGTCAAACCAAAACCACGACATATCAAAGCAGTACATGCTTTATTAAATAACGGGGGGAAACAAGGAGAAGCAATGCGTGAGGCGGGATATACAAGTACTGTAATCAAGTCACCTGGAAAGGTTACAGAGTCAAAAGGGTTCCAGCAAGTCATGCAAAACATGGGTTTAACTGAGGAATTGCTTACTAGTTGTCTAGTGGAGGATATACACCGAAAGAAGGATAATAGACTAGGAGAACTCACTTTAGGTTTCAAGTTGCACGGCAAACTCAGAGAAACACAAGAAGGTAACAAGACTCTGGTGCTTATCACTTCAGGTGAAAGTGCAACACGTTATAACCTACCTGTCAAGGAATAACAACACATATACCATGCACCGTGTGTGTACCTAGCCCCCCAACGTCTAGTACTAGGGGGATACTTCGTACCATACATATATATGTATAGGGGGGGTATACCACACACTACCCCCATGTGTTGGAATAGTGGGGCTTCACACTCTGATGTCAGAACACTTTTACTATTTGACATAACTCATATTACTTTGTGTAATATAATCTGTTGATACAGAGGTCACATCAGGGGAAATAAAATTTGAGAAAACATATTTGCATACCATTGTCGTATCTTGTGTTGTCCCTAGACCCTGTCGGGGTGTCTTTGGGTGCGGCTGATGTGTCCCGCAGCATGCAATTTATGATAGAATCATATCATGTCTTTACTAGATAGAGAAAGTACAAATAACATTACAAAAGAAATTTGTCCAAAATGCAAAAATGGATACTTAATTAACCGTGTATCTAAGCAAGATTTTACTTTTACTTTTTTAGGGTGCTCCAATTTTCCTAAATGTAAGTTCTTTTATACGATACATAATGTGTATGGAGAAAAAGCACCATCACATCTATCGCCAAGAGCAAGAAAATATTTTAATAAAGAGAGATTATAATTGTGTCTATAACTATTTGATGGGACCCATTCTTGGTATATAGTACAGGTACTATTAAAAATTTTTAAAAAATAAAATATGGCACAGTCAAGAGCCGCGAAAAATCTTCTTCTTGAAGCGTATGGTCCAGGGAGAGAGTTGAGTAGGATAAAGGAACGGGATGCAAGTATAAAGAAGGGAAAAGAAGATATTAAAAACTATATAAAGAATTACTCAGCTACGCATCAGCCAAATCCAAACGATGCGTACAATAAAGCAATGCAAAATGCTTTTAAGAATACTAAGGTATTTGGTATTGGTGTAGGTCCATAATATATAAAAACGGTGAGTACGTTTACACTACATGACGCACAAAAAGTCATAGCCCTTGACCCACACCGATTTCGTGTTGTGTGCGCAGGAAGGCGTTTTGGTAAGTCACAACTGGTTATTGACCAGATGAAAGCGCGGGCGGCTATTCCTAGTAGTCGTATTGCATATATTGCAACCTGTTATGACGAACAAACAGAAATTCTCACCAACAAGGGGTGGAAGTTTTTCAAAGACCTTGATAAAACTGAACTTGTTGGAACATATAAAGATGGCGGTTTAGTCTTTGAAAGACCAAAAGAATACTTTATCCATGACTATGAAGGGGAATTGTGTGGTATTAAAAATAATACCATTGACCAATTGGTTACTCCGCATCATAGGTGTCTTGTTAAAAACCATAGAAATGGTGATTGGCACATTAAAACAGCAGAAGAAATAGAAAATACATGGGTATATAGGTTCAAAAAAACCCCTGATATTGATACAAGTCTTTCGTTTCCAAAAGATGAAGAAATTGCTCGTTTTTGGGGATGGTATATAAGCGAAGGATATTCCAGAACACGAACATCATCAAAAAATGCATATGAACTTATCATTACCCAATGTAAAGAAGTTTACATAAAAGAAATACGAGATATTCTTATTCGTATCGGTATTCATTTTACTGAACAAAAAAGAAATAATGGTGGTATAAACTTTTCTATTTGTGGAAATAAAGAACTGTATATAGAAGCACAACGATATGGTAAGTCACATGAGAAATATGTCCCTGAATGGATTAAAAATGGACCACCAAATATTATAAAAGCATTTATTGAAACATACTGGAAAGGAGACGGTCACATACCAAATAATAATTACGATTATAGGAGAGCAGAAACAAAATCAAAACGTCTTGCTGATGATTTACAAGAATGTCTTATAAAGATAGGAGAGTCTGCAACAGTACGTAAAATAAAAGAGAGACAACTCTGGTCTATTTCATGGCTACATAAAAAATTTAGTACACCACTTATCCGCAAAAATGACTATTATCGTACTCAGTATATTGGAAAAGTATATTGTGTGCGTGTAACGAGTGGTATTCTCATGGTTAGACGCAATGGGAAACACTATTTTAGTGGCAATACATACCAACAAGCCCGTGATATTTGCTGGATGCAATTGAGAGCAGAGTGTGAACAGGCGGCAAAGACTATCAATGAATCTCGGTTGGAGATTGTATTAGTCAATGGCTCTACCATTGTGCTTCGTGGGTGGGAGAATATTGAGACTCTTCGAGGGCAGAAGTTTGACCTTGTTGTCATAGATGAGGTAGCGATGATGCGTAACTTTGCTGAGATGTGGCAGGAGGTAATTCGCCCTACACTTACTGATAATAAAGGAGAGGGGATATTTATTTCCACACCATACGGATTCAATCACTTCTATGACCTTTTTAATATGGAACTAAAGGACAAAGACTACAAATCTTTTCACTATACGTCATACGATAACCCATATCTTGACCCAGAAGAACTCGATAAAGCAAAACAAGAGGTAACAGAGGACCGTTTTGCGCAAGAATACATGGCTGATTTCCGTAAAACAGAGGGATTGGTATATAAAGAGTTTGATAGAAAGGTACATGTGGTCAAAGGAGATAAGAAAGAATGGTATGAGAGTATTGGACAGACAAAAGTTCGTCTTCTTGGTGGTGTGGACTTCGGTTTTGTACACCCTGCTGCGGTTCTTACCATAGAAGAAACATCAGATGGACTCTATTTTGTGTCTGAAGAGTGGGTACATAGTGGTAAAACTGACCCAGAAATAGCAGAATATGCTTCTGCACAACGTTTTAACTATGTATATCCTGACCCTGCAAACGCAGGGGGTATAGAACAACTAAAACGACATGGATGCAACGTGCGTGATGTCAATAAAGGACCACAATCAATCATAAATGGTATCAATATTGTCCGTGAACTCTTTAAATCAAAGCGTCTTTTCATCCATGAGTCATGTCAAAGACTTATTCTTGGGCTAGAGACATATTCGTATGGTGAAAATAGCAAAGGTGGGAAAGTGAGTGAAAATCCTATAAAAGAAGCAGACGATGAGGTTGACGCACTCAGGTACCCACTGATGATGGTTTTTGGAAAAAAAATTTTGAATACAGTAACAGTACGAAAACCAAAATTTGTTTCTTTCAACAAGAGGGGATAAATATAACAAGTTATATGGGGATAAGTGTGTATCAGTATCTTGACATTATTAAATGTGTGCTACACTTCATTGTAAGGTGAACTCTTAACGTGATTGGAGAAATCTATAAAAATACCCCAGTATCACTCTATCAACCTTCAAAACAGGTTGCAGATTTTAGTGCGTATGTGAAAAAAGACTATGCGCGTGGCAATGATATTATTCATCGTACTTGGGTAGAACTCAATAATCGTTCTGTTATAGACGACCAAGACCGTGGAAAGCGGACTTTTAATGCATTTGTGGATGAAGGAACAGAAGACCCTGCAACTGCATGGCAATGGCGTGGTACCCGTTCTAAGGCTAGAAACCAAGCGATTGCAATGCACGCACAACTTACTGCTGGGTACATTATACCGATGTTCATGGCACAGAATGACAATGATGAGGAAGATGCTGATTTTTCTGAAATGATGCGTGACTCAGTAGAGTGGATGGTAAATAATTCATCATATAAAGATTCTTTTGTACAAGTTGCAATGGGAATGCTCGTCAATCCTGTTACCTACATGAGCGCAGAGTATGTTGAGGTATTCCAAAAAATAAAAGAAAGAAAACTCGATGGTACTATTGAAACAAAAGAAGTTCTTGATGAAGTTCTTTCTGGTTTTAATGCACCAATCTATGGTGCAGATGAAGTGCTCATCTCAAATGTATATGAACAGAATATTCAGAAGCAACGCTGTGTCATTAAGCGAAGATTTATTGAGTACCAAGAAGCGCAATCGAAATATGGAACACATGAAAACTGGGTATTCGTACAGCCAGGGGTAAAATCTCTCTACAATGAAGATGATGGTGCATTCTATGATGTACATGATACTGACCATCCAGGATTAGTAGAAGAAGTCATCTATCTCAATAGGCGTGATGATACTGAAGTGGTATTTCTCAATAGTGTATATATGGGAGAAGAGGATATAGATGCGAATCCAATCAAACATCGTGACAATAAAAATGCGCCAAAATACAATGTAATTCCATTTGGGTATCAACGAGTAAATGAGCATTTCTTCTACTTCAAATCGCTCATGGCTGCTCAATACTGGGATAATATGCTCCTCGATGCACAGTACCAAATTGGTATGAATAGAGCATTCCTCGATGCAAATATGCCTATTGCTATTTCTGGTGCAGATAAAATTGATTCAGATGTTATTTTCCCTTCATCAGTTATTGCATTTGAAGACCCTAATACAAAAGCAACACCACTACTTCCACAAGCAAATCTTGCAGGTATCTTTACTGCTATGGACCGCGTGGAGTCATCTATGGAGGAGGGGTCTCTCTCAGCAGTTACCGCAGGACAACTTCCACAAGCAACACAGAAAGCAACTTCAGTTGCTATTGCACAGAAAAATGCAGAAACTCTCCTTAAAGGAGTTGGAAAAAACCTCGCCCTTTCTATTGTACAGTTTGGTGAACTGATGAAAGATATAGTTATCAATCACCTTGTTGTACCGCAACTTGATGAACTTGCTGATGGAAGTACAAAACTCAAATATCGCACTCTCCTTTTGAATAATAAAATGATTGATGGAAAAGAGATGTCGAAAGTTATTCGTTTTGATGAATCATTCCTTGGTGCTTCATATAACAAGATGGATACTACACTAAAAGCGATGTCTCTCCTTGAAGAAACTGGTTTCCCAAAGAATAAGAAGCATATTTACCTTGTAAACCCAGCACTCTTCTCACGATTTAAGTACCTCTGCAAGGTAGAACCTGAGCGCATGTTCCCTGAAAATGAGGAGTTCCGACAAGCAATGATGAGCCAAATATATGCTCAATTTGCACAAAATCCTTTCGTTTCTCTCGAATCGCTCACACGAAAGACACTCTACTCCTTCTTCCGTTCTGAAACCGAAGACCTGATGAAGAAACCTGATGCAACAGGACAACAACCACCAGATGGTGTTGCACCTGACCAGACGGTCTTTGGACAACAGGCGCAGAATAAGGCAACTGACTCTGCAATACCTGGAGTTGGTCGTGTTTAATAATAAAAAATAATAATAATAACTATGATTGTAAAAGGATACACACTTGTAAATGAAGATAAGATTACCCGCGCACTTGATGGAAACCAGAACGAACACGGTGAGTTTGTTGGTGGAATTCGTAAAGAAGACGGTTCATACGAAGCAGAAGAACTTCTTGCTGAATATGACAAACTCGGTGGTCTCATTCGTAAAGGTGAAGATAAAGTACGCATGGGTTCTTTCTATGATTTCAAGAAGAAGAGTCCTCGTACAGAAGCAAAGGTAGAGTTTGAGTTTCGCGTAAATGGAGAAGTAATTTACGTTCCTCTTGAAGAAGAAAAACCAAACAAAGTAAAGGCAGTTCAGATTGCTGAAAAAGCAAAGAAAGAAGCCAAGAAATAATCTAATTCTATGGATAATTCAGAACAAAAAATACTTCAGAAACAACTTGCACGATTCATTATTGAAGATGTTTTCAATATGGTAAGTGAGGATGATATTTTGAAGATTGTACGTTCTGGTAATCCAACACAATCAGATGTGTGGCATTACAAAAACAATGCGCTCACACAAGCACAGGTGGACCGTCTGAAGAGCCAAGCAAAGTCGTTTGCTCAATCGGAACTGTGGACTATTCTCAAAACAGAATTACAGTTTCAGGCAACACAGAAGGGACTTGTAAAATCGCAAACCACAGAAGATATGATTGCGAGTAAGGTGCTCTTGTACCTTATTGATGTCATAGATTCCAAATTGAAAAGTATGTCACATTAGGGCTACTTGGTGGTGGAGATGAATATATCACCGTGTTCAAATCCACCGCCAAGTCGCTCTAAGCGACTACCCCTTGGGATGGTTTACTAGAAAAACCTTAACTAGATGTCTGACGAGACTACAAAAATACGATGGAAAATAAACCTACAGATGAAGTTGTTGTAGCAGATACTACAACACCAGAAGCGGTAGATACCACTTCTGACCGTTCTTCGACAGAAGTAGAAGACTTAACTACGCTGATAGAAGCAGAAAAACAGCGCGGTAAGCCAGACCCAGAAAAAGCCAAGCAACGATTCCTAAAGAAGCATCAACCTCAAACGGAAGATGATGAGGATGGAAGCGATGATGATGATGATGACAAACCTCTCACACGAAGTGAGTTGGTACGCATACTTGGAGAACACCAACGGGAGCAAACGTTGGTATCCAATGAGTCAACTATTGCTGAAATTAGTACTTCTCTTGCTGAAACAGCACAAGAAGCCGAACTCATACGCGAAATTCATAAGAATCGAGTGTTTCCTGCAAATATGCCCATTCGTGAGCAGTTGGAAGAAGCACACGCTATCGCTTCGATTAAACGTGTGGAAGCCCGCAATGCGGAACTCACACGCAAGATACAAAGCCAGCAAACTATTTCTCGGAATACGGCTACTACTCATAGGGACCCGCAAGCACCACTGGAACCAGAAATGGCACCAGACTTGAAGGCATCTATGGTCCGCGCTGGATATACATTTAATGCTACCAATAAGCGATTTGAAAAGAAACTCCCAAATGGCAAAATATTGGTAAAAGAAAATGGGAAACCGCCATATCTCGTAGGATAGGATTACTACGCATTAGCAACGAATATATCACTGAAAAGTGTGTGTATTCATCGTAATCAAATAAAAATATGTTAGCAGACCTTCGCGTGATTGGTCCCGCAGCATCACTAAAGCGTTACCTCGCAGCAGGTCAGACGCAAGTGCGTGCTGGTGAGCCACTTCACTCAACCTCAGTTCGTACATCAGGAGCAGGTAACTCAAATGTCTATGTTCTCGCAGCAGCCGATACTCCAGTAGT